GCATGATGACATGGTTGACTCAGTAAGTTTAATCGCTCAGATAGCTAACGTAGTGATGTACTTTGAAGATTTAGATGATGAATACGAACCCTTAGATTGGATATCAGGATACTAATATGGCTAGAGACGTATTTGAACAAGCAATGGAAATGTACCCTGTCCTTAGAAATTTAGGAATTGAGTACAAAATATCCCCCAATCCTGAAGAAAGAAGAATGTTAGAGTTTTATCCTCCAAATGAAAGAGGTGCGCCAGATAAACCAAGACCTAAAGAATTACCTATCAATAAACTTGGTGTAGAGATTTATAATGATCCTGAATATAAAAAGTACTACGATGACTTTGTTCAGTCAATGACTCCAGAACAAAAAGAAAGATTAAAGGGACAGTACGGACATTATGTTTCTAAAGAAGGTGAAAAACGCCCTTATGAGCAATGGGAACAAATGACAGGTCTACCAGCTTATTTTAGAGGTTATCCATTTAAGCAATGGTCTGATGAATTTAATCAAGTTGCTTATACTCCAGAACAACGAGAAATGTTTGATCGTATGATGAACCAGTTGTCTAATACTATACCTACATCTAGACCTACAATCATTAAATAGGAAATAACATGGCTGAAAACTACAACACAGATTTCATGGAAGAAGAAGCACCTGAAACACAAAGTGAGAAAGATCTGGTAGCTTTCGTGGTTGACCACTGTGACAGGTGGAGAGACTGGAGAGATACTAATTATGAAACCAAGTGGGATGAATATGAAAGGATATATTATGGAGTTTGGAGCGCGGAAGATCGTACTAGGGACAGTGAGCGTAGTAAAATCATTAGTCCTGCTACCCGTCAAGCTGTTGATAACAGGGTTGCGGAAACTATGGAAGGCTTTGCTGGATCCGGAAAACTGTTTGAAATAAGTGATGACGGATTAGATCAGGATTCTACCGATGTCGAGATAATGCAAGCATTGTTGTTGGAAGACACACATAATAATGCTTACATCAACAATGTTTCCTCTATTGTTAAGCTGGCAGAGATCTATGGAACAGGTGTAGGGGAAGTTTTAGTTAAAACTGAGCTAGAACGTGTTCCTACTACCCAAGAAATGCCAGAACAAGGCATGGCAGAGGTAGGAGTTACCGAAAGAGAGAAAGTATCAGTAAAAATTAAACCAATTAACCCTAGAAATCTATTGATTGACCCAAATGCTGATTCTGTAGATGATTCTATGGGTATTGGTGTTGAAGAATATATTAGTTATCATCAAATACTGCGTGGAATTGCGTCAGGAGTATATAAAAACGTAGACATTGATACTCAATACGATAATGACGATTTAGAGTCTTCAGAGCTAGAATCAACAACATACCAAGACGATAAAGTTAAAATTATTAGGTATTATGGTCTAGTTCCTAGAGAGTTACTAGAAGGATCTGGAGAAGTAGAGCAAAGAGCAGAAGAATTGTTTCCTGATGATGAGGAAAAATCTAGTTTAGCTGATATGGTTGAAGCAATCGTAGTTATTGCTAATGATGGTCAGTTATTGAAGGCAGAACGCTCTCCTTATATGATGGAAGATAGACCTATCATTATATATAGACCTGAAGTACGCCCAGGGCGTTTCTATGGAGTTGGGACAGTCGAGAAGGGTTACAATATGCAAAAAGCTATTGATGCCCAGCTACGCAGTCATATGGACTCATTAGCCCTGACCACTGCGCCTATGATGGGTATCGATGCTACAAGACCACCGAGAGGTATGAAGTTTGAAATCAGACCTGGTAAAAACATCCTAACTAATGGAAACCCTGCTGAGATCCTACAACCGTTTAAGTTTGGAAGTACAGACGCTTCTAACTATGACACAGCTAAAGGTTTTGAAGCAATGCTGCTACAAGCAACAGGCACACTAGACTCGTCAGAGTTGGTCAAGAGCGCAGCAGGTGGGGGACAGAACAACGGTATGGGTATGTCGTTAGCTATGTCTGCTATTGTCAAGAAGAATCGAGTGGCAATGGCATCGTTTCAGGACGATTTCATCATACCGATGGTTAAGAAGGTTGCGTATCGGTATATGCAGTTTGACCCGGAGCGTTACCCTATGAAGGACTTTAAGTTCACTACGATGTCCTCTATCGGTGCTATTGCTAGAGAACATGAGCAGCAACAGTTAATCGGTTTGTTGCAGACATTAGGACCATCATCCCCTATCGTTCCTGTCATACTTAAGAGTATTGTCTCTACTTCTGGGTTGTTAAACAGAGAGCAGTTAGTAGCGCAGTTAGATCAGATGTCTCAACCTAACCCACAAGCTCAAGAGATGCAGATGCAAGCACAACAAGCTCAGATGCAATACCTTGCTGCTCAGACCGCTGAGTTACAAGCTAGAGCGCAAGAGTCTATGGCTGACGCTCAAGAAGCTCAGGCTAATGCTCAAAAGATAATGATTGAGGCTTCTTTGATGGAGGACAAGGTTAAGACTGACATGATTAGAAACCTATCAGCTAACATTAAAGATGAGGACACTGAGGAGTTTACTAAGAGAGCTAAGATTGCTGATCTACTAATTAAAGAAAAAGATATTGAATCAAAAGAGAGGATAGTTGATAAGCAAATGCAAGAAAAGAGAATGACTCAATAAAGAGAGGGGCTTACGCCCCTTTTCTTAAAACATATAAGCAAGCAGATGCCAGATGACGTAGAAAGATCCGTAGCTAAATAAAACTGCTTCCAATAATATTCTCACCTTCACTCCCCTCTCAAGAAGTTGGTTAGTGTTTTTGGTAACCCTTCTTTGTAAGTCCAGGCTGCCAGCTCTCTAATTTGTTGCTTTGTTCTAGTCACCGGGTTACCAGCTTTAGGTTTTGTTCCTAGACTAGGATCACCCTTAACAATCTCTTCAAATTTGTCGGCAACCTTGTTGTCTACTTTTACGACTCTGATCGGAGAGGTGCAAACAACTACTTTAGTCCATTTTCTTCCTCTCTTACCTACCAGAGCAAAACGCATTGATTGGTTTCCAAAATATTGTGTTCTAATTAATTTCATTTTCTATCTCCTTGTTGTTAGTTGTTTAGTTGGTACAGACTCTATTTTAAAAAGAGACTGTACCGAGTGTCAAGCGTTCACCAATCTTTTTCATCAACTTTTTCCATACAATCGATAAAGTATTTGAGATCCTCAACAACATCTTTTTTAGTCATCTCCATCTCATATGGCTGACATACCCAGATGGTTTGATCGTAAAGCCTGTTCTTCCAGGGAAACAAGAACATAACATCTATTGTTTCACCATCCCAATCATACTCTTCAATCTTAGCCCATCTAGCTTTACCAAGAATCTTTTTCATCTCAACTTCGCTATACATATTCTATCTCCTTGTTGTTGTTTGTTTCTTAAGTGTTGAATCTATTTTAAGACTTAATTTCAGAAAAGTAAACACTTTGTACAATTATTTTGTTATATAAATACGATTTTTTATAATTAAAAGTTATATGCGTAAATAATTTAGACAAACCGTTCTATTTGTGGTAGGATAAGCCTCAAGTAAATAGGAATGATTCTTATTTGCATTTACAGGAGAACTCCTATTGGATAAAGAACTCCAAGAGTATTATGAAGAACGCTTCAACATGATGGGAACAAAAGGTTACACAGATTTGTTGACAGACGTTGAAACGATGATCGAAGAAAGAAATAATCTGATGGCTACACAAAGCCTTGAGGAATTACACTTTCGTAAAGGTCAGTTAGATGTTTTGCATTGGATTAGAACTCTCAAGAAACTTTCTGAGGAAGCCTGGGAGCAACTAAACGATGAGTAAGAGAATGTTTGAGTTTCGGTGTGAAGAAAGCCACACCACAGAGAGTTATGTTGATGACACGGTAAACGCTATTGAGTGTCCGGTATGTCAACGTATGGCACTTCGTATTATCTCAGCACCGCGTATTGCGCTTGAAGGAATCACTGGTGATTTTCCTACAGCAGCCGATGCTTGGGCTAGAAAACATGAAGAAGCAACAAGAGTCGCTGAAAAACGTAGAGGCTGATCGTCCAGTGGCATTTTTTATATCCTACAATCACATAGTTGACAGGAGTTTTATATATGGCTAAGTTTGAAGATCCGTTACATCAAAACCTTGATTTTACACCTGATGAGATAGGTGAAGAACCTGCTGAGAAGGAACAGATAGAGGCACAGGAACCTGAAGAGCAATCTGCTGTTGAGGCTAATCCTGAAAGCATACTACCTGATAAATACAAGGGTAAAACAGTTGAAGATCTTGCAAAGATGCACCAAGAAGCTGAAAAGTTAATTGGTAAACACGCACAAGAAGTGGGTGAGCATCGTAAGTTTTTTGATGACATGATGAAACGAGAACTTCTTCAAAAGAAAGCACAACAGCCAACCCAAGAAGATGAAGATCCGAACGAAAAGTTTTTTAAGAAACCTACAGAAGCGATGGATGAATATTTATCTAATCATCCAACGATTAAACAGGCGCAAGAACAAGCCCTCGTTATGAAGGCTCAAACTGCGCAACAACATCTACAACAACAGTTTCCTGATTATGTGCAAGTGATACAAACCCCGGAGTTTAAACAATGGGTTGACGCTTCACCAATCAGACAAAAACTATATCAAGAAGCTGATGGTAGTTATGACATTACTTCTGCTACTGAACTGCTTAGTACCTGGAAAGCTATTACAGGTAGTAAACAATCAGAGCAGCAGACCATCACTACTCAGTCTCAAGAGACTAGAAGTAAGTCTTTGAAGGCTGCTTCTGTTGATACAGGTGCTACTGGTGTAAGTTCTAAGAAACGATATAGTAGATTGGCTCTACAAGATCTTTTAAAAACTAACCCTGATAAATACTATGCTAATTCAGATGAAATCTTACTCGCTTATGAGGAAGGTAGAATCTATTAAATGAAAAGGAAATAAGAAATGGCACTAGGTACTAATAATGTAACAACCACCACCGCAGCGAAGTTTATCCCTGAAATTTGGAGTGATGAAATTGTTGCAGCTTACAAGGCTAATCTTGTCGCTGCTAACTTGTTCTCCAAGATGTCTTTCAAAGGCAAAAAAGGTGATGTGCTTCACATTCCTAAACCAACTCGTGGTGCAGCGTCTGCAAAGGCAGCATCAACTCAGGTAACGCTTATTGCTGCAACTGAGAACGAGATCCTGGTCAACATCGACAAGCACTACGAGTACTCACGTTTTATTGAGGACATCGTTGAGACACAAGCTCTAAGCTCTCTACGAAAGTTCTACACTGATGACGCTGGTTTCGCTATTGCTAAACAGGTTGACACTGACTTGATTCGGCTAGGTCGTACTGCTGGTTCAGGTACTGCGTACTCAACAGCAGCCACAACGACTAACGCATTCATCGGTTCTAATGGAACTACCGTCTACAACTCTACCTCTTCTAATGCTGCTGCATTGGCTGATGCTGGTGTAAGACGTTCGATCCAACGGCTTGATGATGCTGACGTACCGATGACAGATCGTTTGTTGATAGTTCCACCTACAACAAGAAATACCTTGATGGGTATTGACAGATTTAGTTCTGAGTCTTTTGTTGGTGAAGCTGGTTCAGCTAACACGATCCGTAATGGTCAAATTGGTGATCTATATGGTGTTAAAGCCTATGTGACAACCAACGCTGACTCAGGTGCTGGTAACTCTGGTGCTGACCGTATTTGTCTCATGGCTCACAAAGATGCTTTCTGTCTTGCAGAGCAGATGGGTGTACGTTCACAGACCCAGTACAAGCAAGAATGGCTTGCAACATTGTTCACGACAGATATGCTTTACGGTGTAGCTGAGTTGCGTGACAGTTCTGCTGTTGCTCTAGCTGTTCCTGCTTAATTAAGTAGGTATCTCCCCGGGCTCACAAGGTCTGGGGAGTTTTATTATTGTCGTTCATCCATTAGGACGGAAGTAGGG